GTATTTTTTACCCATAGAACACAGAGGCCATAAGCACATCCTCATAGAAGATACGGGCAAGTGGTGGGCGTGAGGCATACTCCACCACAAACATATTGGATGGGTGTGCCATATTAAACTTATTGTACAGGTGGAACGCACCCTTAGATCCCCGGCCATCTACCGTAGCATCCAGGTCATAGCTATCGACACCACCTACGCCAAGCCAATCGTTGCCAGGATACTTCTTCCCTCGCTCAACAGATATCTTGTTACGCAGCTCTACGGGTGGCATCCACGCCACACGGAACCTGCCGTTGTCGTCAGGCCTGAAGATCACCTCCGTGTCTTGCTTACCGTTCGCCCAAACAAAGTTACCCTTAACCACAGGCTGTGGGTAGAGGTCCTGGTTGTACTCTATCTGCTCGTAGATCTTAGCGATGTTAAAGAGGCTAGACTTCGTAGAGTCCCTGAACGCTTCCTCAGCAGTAAAGGGGAACTGACGTATGGTTTCATTGAGCTCATTGCTGTCTCCCGATAATCCTTTACGCTCGTTCTTCAGGTAGGTCTTTGCACCTATGGTTATCTCCTCACCGTCAATGCCCATCACCGCCTCATCAGGGTTCTCAACCACTGGGTTTCCGTAGCGGTCAAAGAAGCCCTCCAAGGCTTCGTAGGCCGGGACAAAGATTCTGTAGAGCATACTCTTCGTTCTGCCGTTGGAGTTTCTATCCTTAGGGTTAGACATATCCCATAGGTCACGGTAGTTCTTACCTCCCTTGTCTAATGGGTTTACGGTAGAGCCAATGATGGCCTTGCCTACAAACTTACGACCTACCATCAAACAGGTACGCTGTATACGCCACACCTCAAGGATGTCTTCAGGGCGCTCAAACTTACCACCCTCGTCAATGAACAACAGCTTAAGCTTCTCCCCATCGTATGCGTTGGATGTGGTGTTACGCCAGTTGATGATCGTGTTGAGTGCCTGCCCCTTGGAGCTGGTCTTATTGTTCTTAGTGATCCTCTTACTAGGCTCACGGAATGCGAGCTCCTGGCGCGGGTTGGTGGTACCGTCCTGGATAGGCTTGAAGAAGAATGGGTAGTGTCTATACATACCTACTACCTTCTTCATAAAGATGTTCTCCTGTGCATCCTTACCCGTCTTAGACATTATCCCTACGGTGACATCGTAGGTAGAAGTACCTACATCGTCTACCTTACTAGCGGCGACGTTGGTGTAACCAGAGCGTCGACACTTCGTATATATCTGCCCTGCACATCTAGGGTCTACCATACAGGCTTCCATATGGTAGTTGATGTCTCGCTGGAACTTAAGGTAGTAACCATAGAAGCTGGCATCTATCTTACTCCACTGAAGCATCATATAGTGTGACCCCGTTATGTATGTAGGCTCACCATTGTTGTAGAACCAAAGGCCGTTGTTGCGTCGCTCAAACTCCTGCTTGATGTAGGGCTCGTACTTACTCTTAAACTCCTTGGGCATATCGTACCACTCATCCATACTACGGATGCGGGACAGCTCGGTAGGCATCTCCTGGCGTACCCAGCGTTGCTCCTCCACCGGCTTGTCGTGGTAGAGTATCTGTTCCTTTGGTGGCACAGCAGGGAGCTGGATATAAAGGTCAGCGAGCTCAATGATCTCACCAGCCGTATCTAGTGGGCAGATGTTGATCACCTTGTCCTCGTAACCTTTTATGTCTTTTAGTCCTGCCATTTAAATTATATTTTGTAACTTTACATTAAATTAACATAAGAAACTATGAAGAAGATCCTTCTATTAATCGTTGCTATGTTAGTATTGTCATCGTGTGCATCCACTTATTCCTATGCTTCACAGTCTTGCGTAAAGCCTGATTGCGACATCATAGCTGTGCACAACCATATGTACTAACGCTTAGCGTACTGCTCTGAGAAGCCACCAGAAAAGTCTCTGGCCTCCTCAATCCCTCCAGTCTCCTTGAGCTCTCTTATCATTGTCTCAAGCTTCTGGTATTCTGTTATTAGTTCCTTGGCGTCAAGTGCTGACTCCTTGATACTCTTAAGCTCGGCCCGACGACCGGAGCCTGATTGCTCCGTGTCGATAGGCCTTTTAATTTCTTCTGTGATGTTGCGGATAGCCTCAGCCATCGCTTCAAGTAGCTCCTCACCAGCTCTTACACTACTGAATATCTTCTTGCGTCCCATTAGAATCCTGTTGCGTAGATATGATCTATGTGTGTTCTGTATACTTCCTGACCTTCAACCTCCATCTTGTAGTCAGCGTTCTTCATAATCATTACCTTATCTCCCTTCTTAAGGCCTAGCTGTTGTACTGCGGGGGAATCGTAGAGCACATATCCGTACTGGTTGTACTCAGGCTTCTCCAACTCTAGGATGATACCAGAATCTGTAACCTCCTCATCGGGCTGCTCCTCAGGGGTTAGGAATACCCAATCACTCAACAGCTGGATCTCCCCAGTGTCTTGGTCCTTGTAGGCATAGACCTGTGTGCCGTGGCTGTTGTTAGGATCAAAGCGTACAAAGTAAACATCTCCGTCAACTGTCTGTCCCTTACCGTTCCCTGATATTACTACGTGGTGGTGGAAGTAGATGGTGTCGCCAACCTTCACGGGGGTGTCGTACTTCTCAGGTACGGCAACCACCTCAGCGCATTGCTTACGGTTGTCAAACTCATTCCACTTTGGATCGATGTATATAGATGTATCACCGATCTTTACTTCATCGTTGAACGCCTTAGGTAGGCGCACAAAGAAGTCGTATAAACTTCTCATATAAATTAAATTTAGCTGTTGTTAAAAGTCTAGGTCGTACTCAATGAGTACAGGAACGTTCTCCACGCTCTTCCATAGCATCACCCCATCCTCAGGATGTTTGATGTATACTAGGTATCTCTTCTCTTTAAACTTATGTAGGTAGGCCTCATCGAGTATGATGGTATCTACTTTAGACTCACCAGCCTTCTGGCCTACATAGTAAGCCATAGCTTTTAGGGGGTCTACCCCTATAATAATTTTACGTATCATTTCAATTAATTTAAATCTCCGGGATCCATCTTGTTGATCCAGTAGTTAATGTTGCTTGGGCTTTGCTCCTGCTCAATGCGGTATGCGTCCAATATGTAGGATAGCATATCGTCTAGCTCCTCCTCATCTTCTACGGTGATGGAAGATAGCAAGTTCATACTTACTGTAGCTCCCTTACCGTTTGGTAGGATGGATTGATCGTCCAGGTTTAAGAACCCTACAGCTAATGCAACAATAACTTCTTCTTCAAGGTCGTGCTTCTTGATCGTCTCGTTGATTTGGATCATTAGCTCTTGAATCTCTTCAATACAATTTCTATGTTCTTCTTTCATCTTAGATAATGTTTCCGGGTTCTTCTTTAAATACTTCTAATTCTGTTCCTGCCTCGACAATAAGGTCTCCAGAAACTTGTGTTACAAGGACCTGTATGGCTTGTGTTGGTTGAAGTATAAAGACACCCCAGAACGAATCTGCCTGATTTGTACCGGCAGAACCTTTATCTCTGATTACTGTCTTTACAGTAGAGAAAGCACCACCACCAGTGCTACGCTGTAGGTCGTATCTAACAGAAGATGGAGCGTTGGCTGTTAAGGCTGCCGTGATAGACACACGTACAGGGAATGCAACATCTGATCTGTTCTCAATGCTACCTGCTGTATGGTTAAATAAAAAATCTGCTGGAGCTTTTCCAAAGTGATAACTAGAGTTTTCTGTGGTATTGTCTGGTGCGGCGAACACTAATACCTTAGGCCCTGTGTTTAGATCTAATGGTGAAGCTACATATCCAATAACGCTTTCTGGGAACGGAGCTACATCCTCAGTGAATGCTGTTGATGCTAGCTCACGCTTCACTACCTCGTTACTGCTGTTAATAAATAGGGCTGTAGCCTCTGAGTTATCTGTTGCGGGTGCTGAGGTGAAGGATTGTGTACCATTGATCTCAACCTCTGTGGTAGAAAGCTTAAGTGCAGATGCATCACCTGTACCATCCTCTACATTCTTCG